CCTAAACCAAGGGCTCTACCTTTTTGAGCATGTCTATGTGTGCGAATCATAGAATCCTTACCATTACTTTTATCTATAAATTCTTGCATAACACCATCAAGAAACCTAATTGAAATTTCGACAACATCCGTGTCTTTCCATTCATCATACTTTGCAAGATTAAGAGATGAAAGACAGCAAATAAATGAATGTTCTTCGTCAGTATGTAATGTTATTTCTGTACAGATGTTAGTCATAGTAACATCTAAGTTATTCATAGCATATGCTAATGGATTATTCTTATTAACATTGTCTTTAAACATAATATAAGGTTCACCTGTTTCGACTCTAGTTTTTAAAATCTCAAGCCAAAGTGACATAGCTTCACTATCTCTATCTTGTAATTTACGCATAAAAGTATCATCTACAACTACACACTGGTGTAAGTTAAGACATTGTCTATTAGGATCCCCTTTTGGTTTTCTAATCTGCATAAATTCATGGATATCTAGGTGATTTATATCTAAATTCACAGATGCTGCTCCTCTACGAACTGAACCTTGATTTGTTGCTATAATTGATGAATCATATATTTTACACCAAGGGACTACCCCTTCGGATTTACCATTACCTGTAATTTCTGTTCCTCTAGGGCGAATTCTTGAAGTACTAATACCTACCCCACCACCTAATGCAGTAAGTTTCATAAGTTCTGCATTTGTTAGGCCAATTCCTCTAATAGAATCTGGGGTGTCAATTCCAAAACAAGATATAGGAAGGCCTCTATCAGTCCCCGTATTAGAAAGAACAGGACTAGCAAGTCCAAGCCAACCATTCCATATGTACTTAAAAAACTTATTTTCAAGTTCCGGTTTATTTATTCTATTTGCAATTGAATGAGCTACTCTACGGTATGCCTTTTTAGGTGTTTCATCTGGTAAAAGATAACCCTTGCTAATAGTTGCTACCCCAACTTCATCCATCCATTCCGGAAAATCTTTTCCCTTTACCCATTGGGTAGTATCTGCTATTAAATTATTATCCATATTTTAAAATATTGATTCATCCCATTGTAAGGTTCCCTTACTGTAGTTAGTTACTCGTGCTGCAAAAAAGTCTGTGTGTTGTTTACCCGCTGATAAGGAATCAAACCATTTCATTCTTTTAAGGGCATTGGGGTCAATTCCATTAACTACTCCCGTGTACCCTAAATCTCCCATTTTAGTATTAACCCTATGTTTAATAAAGGAAATTAAATCATCTTTTGAACAACCTTCAAGGTCACCAAATTCATATACCTTTTCTATAAAATCTATTTCTAATTTTAATGAAAGTAAAGCTGCTTCAGTTATTGCTGTTTTAAGTTCAGGGGTATTAAGGTCTGGATTTTCATCAATAAGTGTTCTAAATAACCAACATCCTGCATCTGAATGCATTGATTCGTCTCTAATACTCCATTCAACAATTTGTCCGACTCCCTTAAGTTTATTTCGTAACTTAAATGATAATAAAATAGCGAAACTAGAAAAAAGATTAACTCCCTCGGTAAATGCCGAAAATATAGCAAGAGATTTAGCAATTTCATGCCAATCTTTTTTATCACCAAAACTATCTCTAACAGATGTTAAGGCTTCAATTTTAGCCATTGTAGCTTCATCTTCTAAAAACTCAGAAAAATCATCAAGTCCTAATTCTTCATTTAACAATGAATATGCTTCAGCATGTATAGTTTCCATAGCCCCAAAAGTAGTAGCCATTGCTATAATTTCAGGTTTTCTAAACCATTTTGTTACTAATCCAGTCCAATAGTCATTTACTACTGTTTCAGTTTGAGCAAACCCCTTTAAAATAGAACCTATTATATTTTTTTCGGTTTTATTTAAGTTTTGTTTCCAATCATTTATGTCACTCATCATTGGAACTTCAGTATGAATCCAATGGGCTTGATGTTGCTTAAGCCAATAATCTGCTGCTTCTGGATATTCAAAAGGTTTATATACAATTCTTTCTTTTTTTAGATCTTTTTTGGCCATTTTAATTATGATTTTTTAATGTTGTAATTATAAATACAGTATATACCACTAAAATGTGAATATATTTTCAGCAGCCCTTTGGAGGTTTCTTCTTTCATTACCTGTAAATCCTGCTCCATCAGGACCACTAGGGGTTTCATTACTTATGCGCTCAGCAAATTCAATTTTTCCAATAGAGGTATCCATAGTAGCATTAAAAGTTAAACCATCTACTCCATATCTATTTTTCATAACGTGGAATCTTCCAGTACTATTTTCTTTATCCTCTGTTTTTCTTGAAAGTGATAGAGCAAAATCTGAAATCATAATTTTAGAATAACTTTCAGCTATTTGGTCCCCTTGAATGATATTATCTCTAGCTGCTGATCTATTACTTTGAGATGCCGTCCAAACGGGAATAGCTAATTCAGTTGACATTCCTCTTAATGAAGTATAAATGTCATCTAGCCTATCTCTTTTTTCCTTTCCATTTTTAGTATATAAAAGATCTGCGTAATCTAATACGATAAGATCTGGTTCAATCCCTTGCCCACGACATTTATCTATATGTGCTAATATTGTATTTACATTGGCTTTACCTGCAGGGTATTGTTTAATATATAATTTTCCTCTTAAACTTTCAAGTTCTTTTTTAACTTTATGTTTGTGGATTTTAATTTCATTTACTGGTATCTCTGTAAAAAAGGCGTCATATCTTTGGCCAACATAAAAATCAGATAATTCAAGGGTATAATGTAAAACTGTGTATCCTAGCTTAACAGCATGTCCCCCTAATGCAACAAGTGCCCATGACTTACCACCCCCTGGGTTACCTACTAAAAGTCCTAAATCCCCTGTGCCTAAACCTCCTCCTAAAATACTATTAATTTCATTCCAAGGGGTTTCTACAGTATTTCTTGCTTCCTCTTTGTATCTTTCTTCAATTTCATCCATATAATCATGTCCAATATTTTTTTCTATACCTGCCTTTAAAGCATTATCAATAAGGCGACGAATATCTTCATAATTTCCTAATTCAAGTAAATCTACAGAGGAAAGAAGTGCAGATTTTAATGTTTGGTTTCGACAAAAATCAAGAAAGGTTTGTTTAACATAATCAAGATCTGGAGAATTAGTAGATTTAAAAGTTTCTTTTAATTGTTCCTTTACAGCAACTTGTTGAATTTCATTTCTAATTTTTTCTACTTCAACCTTAAATACCTCCATTGTAGGAGTAGTTCTAAATTCATTAAAATACTCAAGAGTTTTAGATATAATCCATTTATTAGCTTCATTATCAAAAAAATCAGGTGAAACAATATCTGCTACCTGCTGTAAGAATTCTTTATCCTTAATAAGGGACGATAATGTCTTAATTTGAAAATTATGTCCATATTGTTCTAATTTACTCATGTGTTATTTTTGCAAGATTATTTAATTTAAGGAAATTCTCAGTCAACCAAATATCAGGGTTTTGTAAACTATTTCCCATATAATCATTATTATATAACATAATAAAATCATTTCTGTGGAGTAAGTTCATTGGACGAGAAGATAAGTCATTTATTTGCATTTTTATATTACCCGATATTAGGGGATCCTTAAGGGACATCATCTTTTCATTAGTCTCTAGATTACTTTTATTTTCTACTATACGTTTATGCATTAAAGTATCTTGAGTTGTTGCATAATGTACAAGATAATCTAGATTTAATTCTTTACCTGTGATTTCTGGTATTACTTTAGTCATTTTCTTAGCACCTAACCCCTTAATACCTTCAAGATTGTCCGATTTATCACCTAGTAAACATTTATACATTAAAAAATTATGAGCTGGAATACCATATTCTATAAATATTTGTTCTTTAGTATAGTATTTACGTTTATTAGGTGACCAAACAACAATTCTGTCATTTACAAGTTGTAGGAAATCTTGATCTGCAGACATGATAATGACTTCTTTTTCTAATATATTTTGGCTTAAATACGCTATAACGTCATCAGCTTCAACATTATCTATACCATAAACATCAACAGGAAGTAATTCTAAGTAACTAAGTAGTCTTCTAAATTGGATTTTCATTGCTTCTTTTTCCTCTTCTAATGAATTAAAAGCATCAAATTTAGTAACACGTTTAGGGGTGCGATTAGATTTATAGTTAGGGTTTATTTTTTTTCTCCTTTTACTACCTCCAGCACCATCATAAACTACTATAACTCTAGTAGGAGACATTTCACGAATAGCAAATGCTAAGGATTTCATAAAACCCGTAATACCACCTACAGGTACACCTTTTTCGTTTAAAGAACCATTTACGGCAAATGCCCTTAAAAAAATGTTTAACCCATCAATAAGAAGCACCCTATCATTAGGGTGCTTCTCTTCTAAGGTTATATCGTTTAAAATATCTTCAAATTTATTCATTCTCTACTATAGTTTCATCAGGATCGCGATCTAGACCTTCTTCTTTTTCGTGGCGATATTTCATAATATATTTGTCACAAAGGGATTCATATAGTTCTTCCTTAGCTGTGGGGTGGCTTTCTAATAAATCACCAAATTCCTTAGCTAAAAATTGGTGTGTTTCACCATCGGCTGTTGTGTACTTATACCATGCTCCTCCTTGTTTTACAACACCATATTCCTTAAGTAATTTTAAGGTACCAAAAACATCATCAATCCCTGAGTCATAAAATACACTATAACGTACTTTTCGATTAGGGGGGCCTAGGCGGTTTTTTACAACTACACATTCTACTTCTTGACCAACTACCATATCAACTCCATTAACTTTTTCTTTAATCTTACCTACTCCTTTAAGTCGTAAGCGAACTGAAGCGTGGAATTGTAAAGCTTTACCTCCTGATGTTGTGTATTGATCACCAAACGGCATAGCGTTTAGTTTTTGTCGTAACTGATTTGTAAATACACACAGGATTTTTTGCTTGCCTATTAAGTTAGTAATCTTACGCATTGATTTAGACATAATGATGGCTTTTGCCGTTGCATATCCATCTTTATCATAATCGGCAGCAGATTCAATCTTAGTAGTGGCGGCGGCTACACTGTCAACAATAATTGTAACTAATTTATCTTTATTTTTTTCGCGAATTTTAACTATAATGTCTTCCATAGCTTCAAAAACGTCCTCTATTGTATTAAGAGGAATATAAAGCATATCATCAACATCAACTCCTATGGCGGTTAAAAATTGAGCATCTAAAGATGACTCAGTATCAATATAAATTGCTACACCATTTTGTTTTTGTGTAGAAGCTATAACGTGGGCTGCAAGGAGGGATTTACCGCTTTGCTCTAGACCCGTAATCTCAACAATTTTACTAACAGGCAAACCCCCGTTTGGTCTGTTAGAAATCGCTAGATCTAAAGGTGTGCATCCAGTGGATACCCATGACGTAACATCTGTTGGCGATTCTTCTCCTCCATTAAGGAAGTATGCAACCTGGTTATATTCTTTCTTGAATTTTTTATTTAACGATACCGCTAATTCTTCAGTAAGACTTTCCCCTTTAGGGGTTGCTTTGTTGGATTTTTTAGCCATATTAGTTAAATAAATCGTCTATTTTAGAGTCAAGATCAACTTTTCCTTTTTCGGGTTCAGTAGCGGCAACTGTTTCTGTTTCTTCAGATGGTGCTAGGTACTTCTGAAGAGATGCTTTCATTTCATCAAATGAGTATCTATTAAATAACTCTACAGCATTTTTCTGATTTTCAAGATATCCTTCAGCATCTTCACCATTCTTAGAAATAGGAGATTGAACTGGCTTAACACGAACTGTAGTAGTATCATACATTTTACCTGTTTCTTTAGCAGGAATGACTTCAACTGTAATATCTCTACCCGCAGCAATGTCTGTAATGTCACCATAATCTTCATCCATCATGACTCCTAAAAGTTCTTGATAAACCATTTTCCCAAATTCCCAAAAACGTACTCCTTTATCCTCCTCACCACGTACTAATACTGGTGCTAAAATACGCATTTTAGGAAATAATTTTTTAGCAAGAGCAACATTATCTGGATCGTTTGTTTTACGAAGTTTAGAAGCAAACTCTAAAATAGGATCAGACTCATCAAAATTTGATAGAGCTAACATTCTAGGTTTATCAATACCAAAATAAAAATACAACTCCGTAAAAGGAACATCTTTATTATGTTTATATGGTACAATACGTACTATAGATTTTTCACCACTTGGTGGTTTCCAAAAGTTCTTTTTAAAATCACTACTGGATTTTCCATTGGACTTATTTTGTAAGCGGTCCATACGCTTTCTAATTTCATCTAGATTCATGACCTGTTAATTTTGACGAAATATACGAACTTAGGTCAGTAAAACCAAATTTTTCCAGGGGGCTTTTTACAAACAGCTAAAATACCT